ATGAAAGATCGATATGACAGCTTCGCAGCTCTTTCTGCTGCTGAATCGGAATACAGAATTATCTATGAAGAAAATGAGGGAAGTGAACATATCGTCCTCGCTCCCCACGGCGGCAGAATTGAGCCCGGTGTCAGTGAACTGGTGCGGGCATTTGCTGATCAAAGCTCAATTTACTTATTTGAAGGCACAAAGCAGTGCGGCAACCGCTCCCTCCACTTGACAAGCACACGCTTTGATGAACCGCTGGCTTTAGAAAAAGTGACCGCTCATCATTATGCATTGGCATTTCATGGGTACCATGATCGGGAAACGGCAAATACACTCGTCGGGGGCGCGGATCTGGAAAAAGCCAGACTGATTTGTGATCTGCTGCGTGAAGCGGGTTTTAGCGCCGAGCTGACGGACATGAACGATCGGCTGGCAGGTGTAAACCCCGGGAATATTGTGAATCGGACAAAAAGGAAAATGGGGCTGCAATTGGAAGTAAGCACGGCACAGAGAAATGCGCTGTTCAGCAATTTTGGCTGCCGGGGAGAAGAGTATACGCCAACGGATCTGTTTTTTCGGTATGTAGATGCCGTCAAACTCGGTTTTTATGATAAATGAACAGGGTTCACTGGGTCTGTGGGGAGCAAGAAGTGCTTGGCTGGCAGCACGGTGAGAACAGCTTCATAATGCAAAAACCTTTCCTCCGATGTCAAAATGATGACATTCTGCCGGCTGCGTTTTCAGCCGGCAGAGAATCGCTAGTTTTCAATAAAATACGGCGATTTTTCTTCAGCGGCATGCAAGTGTGTCTGCCTGCCTTCGTAATACACATTCGGCCGCTTGTCGGATAGCAGACAAGTGAGCCGCTTCTGAAATTGAATACCTGCTTTACGCCGTTCAAACAGCTCAAGCCTTTTTTCCGCAAATGATGCCGTCACCCGGAAAGCGGCTGCGATTAAAATGACGGCGTGGTTCCTCCGCTGAGGAAGCTCCATGTTTAACAGCATAAAGGTCGGTACACAGAAGTGGTACATAAAATGGTTGGCCTGGAATTCCTGCAGTTCCCTGAACAGCTTGTTCATGTGGAAATGGTTCCCGGTATGCTTCAGCACATGGCACAGTTCGTGTGCAAAATCCTCCCATTGCTCCTCAGGTGACTTTCTTTGGTTCAGGACGATGCTGTACATGCCGTCCCGCTTCAGCATCATGCTGTGCGTATCTTCAAAATGAATCCAAATGTCAAGCTCCTTGGCAATCGTATGCATATCAATATGGAGGGGGGCGGTCATTCCCATGCGGCAATATAAGTTTTTGACGTATTCCTCAAGATGTGTTAAAAAATCGCCCAATTGAATACACCCTTTCGAACATATGTTCTTTTTTAAGCGAGAAAGAAAAGCCCTGATCGGACTTTGAAGTCAATTCCCTTTTCTTTCAAAAATAAACATTCAGATATTATATCGGCTGAACGTTAAGCATTTTAAGGAAAAGAGCGAATTATTTATGTTTCGGCCTGCGGTTTTTCTCTTTTTCTTTTAAATAATTAATGAATTCAATGGCCTGCTGTTTGCTTTCCGGTGAAAAGTCCTGCATGTCCCGATATGCGATCTGCAGGTCGGGATCGGCAAACATGTCTTCATCTGAAGGTTCTTTTCCGGTTAACAAATAATCCGTCGACACTTTGAAATAATCCGCAAGCTTTTGCAGCGTTTCATAATCGGGTTCAGATCGGCCGTTTTCATAATGAGAATATCTGGCGCGCGAGACACCGATATGATTTGCGACTTCTTCCTGCGTTTTTTTTCCTCTGAGACTTTTCAATCTTCCGCCTATCATCCGAACGACCTCTCTTTTTTCAACACCCTAAGTTACTTATCATTATAGATACAAAATGTATCGAAATAAAGCGATGATAAAAAAAGTATCAAAAAGGTCTTGATGATACGAAAAGTATCGTTTATAATCAACATCACAGGGATACAAAATGTATCGAAATATGATAAAAAATTGATCAGGAGGGTGAGAGATGCATCCGATTATCATCCGTTTCAGCAGCAATCCGGCTGACCAAAGAAGTTTAGGAAAAGCAGGCGGGTCGATATCTTTTACCGCTTGCGGACTTCCGGTGTTCCGATTTGATAACCGATTGCAGTATGAACACTATATAAGTTTGAAGAAAAATGGAGATGTCCGTTATGAATCGTAAAAGCTACCCGTTTTTTATCTATTCCGGATTATTGAATTCTGAACATTATGACAAAATAGGTTCCGCTTTATGGCTGTTTTTATGGTTCATCAGTTCAACGACAAAGGAACACGTAAAAGACGGCGTCAAGTGGGGGCTTGTCCTCGGACATAAGCCAGTAAAAGCAAGAGAAATGGCCGATGTATTCGCAGTCAGTGAAAAAACCGTCAGGCGGTGGCTCGAGAGCTTGGAACAGCATGAATATATCAAAACCGTCCGCGCGCCTTACGGACTTATCATCTCCGTAAAACACTCGAAAAGATTCACGCAAAAAGGGACATTGCCCCGCCCGGAAGCAACTGACCGGACAATATCGGCAGATCACCGGGACAAAAATGTCCAGAGAGAAATAGATATAACAAAAAATCATACTGCTGAAGAAGCGATTACCAAAATTGCCGCCCATTTTATCAGATTAAGGTCTGCACAGGAGGGGCGGAGCGTATACCCGTCGCCCCGGGATTATCAGGCCATCGCCCGTATTGTTTCCCTCGGTGCGTCAGCACAAGAAGCAATCAAATGGCTCGGCGAATGCTTTACCGCTTTTGAACAGCGGCGCACCTCTTCAGCTGAAACGATCAAGGCTTTCAGCTATTGCGCTAAGTTTATGGAGGACCGCTTGAATGCACGAATTGCGGGAAGGACAATCACAACAAAAAAAGAGAGGAATACGATACATGACAAAACGAACGATCGAGCAGATACTGGCCGACCTGAAAAACGGAAAACGTCCATTACTGGCGGACAGACCGGAAGAATCAGACGAAAGCCGCTTTGACTGTCCGCTCTGTAAGGATCAGGGCGGTTATCTCGAAAAACAGCTGGGAATGGATGTGTGGGTCAAGTGCCGCTGCGCCGCGGAACGAAAAGCAGAGCGCATCCTCAGCGCAAGTGAGATTACAGGCGCTTTTCGGAAGCTGGATTTCAAAGGATTTATTACGCAGGGCAAGCCTCAGGCGATCGTTGACGCATATGAATGCGCCCTTGAATTTGCTGACAACTTCGACAAGATTAAAAACTGCCGGAAAAACAGCATTGCCCTATTAGGGCGTCCGGGATCGGGGAAAACCCACCTTCTGACTGCTCTCAGCAATCATGTCATGAGACAGAAGCAGACACCGGTGCTGTATTTTCCTTTTGTGGAGGGATTTACAGATTTAAAAAATGATTTTGATCTGCTCGATACAAAACTGACCCGTATGAAACGGGCGGATGTGCTCTTTATTGACGATCTGTTCAAACCGCTGAACGGAAAACCCCGGGCGACCGATTGGCAGATTGAACAAATGTACGCCGTCGTGAATTACCGCTATTTAAATCATAAACCGCTTCTTATCTCGAGTGAGCTGGCGTGTGACGAGCTGGTGCAGGTTGATGAAGCATTGGGCACAAGAATGTATGAGATGTGCAGCGATTATTTAGTCATCATTAATGGAAACCCATACGAAGTCAACCACAGATTAGAGGGGGCGAGATAATGTGTAAACTGTGCGGGCCAAAGAAGGTCGTTGTGACGGAAACAAGTTTCGGCGCTGTCTTTCACCCTTGCCCGAACTGCAAAACAGGAACTGATTTAACGCCGGTCATTAAACGTCTTGAGCGAATGGTTCAAGACGCAAAAGCGAGGCTTGATGCACGTGTATAAATATATCAAATGGCTTTTTTGCCTGCTGTTCAGGGCGAAACGGATCGAAAAGCAAATTGAAGCATGGCATGAGGCTGATGGAAAGTGAGGATAAACATTGCAAGTAAACAACAGCCCCGCTCCGTGGCGGGCCGTACACAGCGGAGAAGAAAAACCCATTTACATTTATTCTGCTTACAGCGAAGCGGAAAAAGAGAAATTTCCTTATTCAAACGGAAGGCTTATCGCGGCCGTTTTCAACTTAAGTTCATACTCACAGCGGATCAACGCGGCAATGATGGCGAAAGCCCCGGAACTTTTTGAGGCGGCCGAAACGGCTCTCCGCCTGCTCCGGGGAGAAAGCGCTGAAGAAAAAGAAGCATTCATAAATAATCTCGAAAGCCTCATACATGAAGTAAATATCCTGAAAAAGACGGAGGGCGTAAAACATGAATCCTAAAAAACTGTCAGACATTGAACATACAACATTAAAAAGCCAGCTGGAAGAAGGCAAGGTGCGGGTGATTATTGTAGACGGGCTGAAGAATGAAGCCTGGCTCGCCGAGGCGCCGGAGCACGGCAAAACGCTTGTCGAAACGAGAAAAGGCGACCTGGCCCGTGTTGAATATGAAATCGGCTTTAAATTGAATTAATCGAGAAAACAGAATACGTCCAAGACGGAAAGCCTGCGGACACTGATCAATCGCGCATATGCTGCGCATTGGTTGGTGTCCTTTTTTTGTCCGAAAAAGAGGAGGATCTATGATGGAAGACTTACTATTTGAATATAAACGCACGCTGAAAGAGACGAAAAAATGGTACAAGCAGCTGGGAGAAGCTGACGAAGCGGCTCTGACTTCAGAAGAACTGAAAGATAAAAAAATCATCAGAACGATCATTACAGATTTGGAATATGTCACCGAATGGCTTGAAAAAGGCCGGCAGCCCGGCATAAGAAGAGCAATAGACCGCAGAGACGCTTATCAAAGGATGCTGATTAAAGATCCTAGAATCATAGATACCTATTCACAGGCGCTGATGTTCGAACCTTCCGGGAATGTGACTGAAGAAGACAGAATCAGACTGCGGGAAGCATTAGCCGTTTTAACGGAAAGAGAAAAAGAAATACTGCTGCTTCACAAAGCGGAATGCTTTTCATATGAACGGATCGCCGCATTGCTGAATGTAAAAAAATCAACCGTACAGACGACGGTCAAACGGGCGCTTCTAAAAATTCAAAAACAGCAGGAACAAAGAAATCAGTCGCCTGCTTAAAATGTTGTCATACGTTTGCCACTTAGAAGTGAACAGACGATTACAAAAAGCGGCCCGAAAGAAGCCGCTTTTTATTATAGACATCCATGTCGGAGGTGGCGGTGATGCCGTAGCATGAAAAACGCAAAAAGAGAACAGGCATTTACAATCTATCAGTCTCATAAAGGCCGCATCACAAACCGCGCCCTTGCCGGCAAATCAGGCGTATCCGCAAGAACGATCGGCAGATGGAAAAAAGAAGGGCGCTGGGACGAGGCGCTCGATAAGAACGCGGAAAGCGGCGGAAAAATCGCTCCGGCCGAAAGTGATGAGTTAAACGAACGGCAGCGGCTGTTTTGTCTTTATTATGTGAAAAGCTTTAACGCCACCCAATCTGCGATAAAAGCCGGGTATTCACCGGAAAGCGCGCATGTCACGGGAAGCAGGCTGTTAAAAAACGAAAAAGTCGCCAAAGAAATCAGCCGCATGAAAAAGGAAATGGTCAATAAAGTGTTTGTCGAAGCGATGGACGTTCTTCAAGTCTATGTGAAAATCGCTTTTGCCGACATTACCGATTATGTAACCTTCGGAAAAAAAGAGGTTCAGGCCTTCGGAAAATCAGGGCCGCTCTTTGACGAAAATGATAATCCGATTATGCAGGAGATCAGCTACGTTGACGTTAAAGATTCGAATCTGCTGGACGGAACAATCGTTACGGAGGCAAAACTCGGGAAAGAAGGCATTGCAATCAAACTTGCCGACAAAATGAAGGCTCTTGAAAAGCTATCGTTGTACTTTGACCTTTTCCCCGATCAATTTAAACAAAAAATTGAAAATGAAAAATTAAAGCTGGCGCAGCAGAAGCTGGAAAAATCAGAAGACAGCCAAAAGCCGATTGACATTGTCATTACGCGGAAAGAGGAACGGCCATGATTGAAAAAGCGGTCAACCCGCGCTTTGAAGATTATTTATTCAATTGGAATGAAACGTACCAATTTCTCGTCGGAGGCTATGGGTCGTCAAAAAGCTATCATACCGCGCTGAAAATCATCTTGAAGCTGCTTCGTGAAAAGCGGACGGCGCTTGTGGTGCGGGAAGTTTTCGATACGCACAGAGATTCTACCTTTGCCTTGTTTGAGGACATTATCGAAGAGCTTAAGCTGGGACATGCCGTAAAGGCCGTGTCTTCACCGATGCAGCTGAGATTTTCAAACGGAAGCCGGATTATGTTTAAGGGGATGGACAACCCGGCCAAATTGAAATCTATTCATCATATTTCTCTGATTTGGATTGAAGAATGCTCAGAAGTGAAATATGAAGGCTTTAAGGAGCTGATCGGCCGTCTGCGCCATCCCGAGCTTTCGCTTCATATGATATGCACCACAAATCCCGTCGGCACTTCCAATTGGACGTACCGGCATTTTTTTCGTGATGAGCAAAAAAAACGGTTCGTTTTGGATGATCAGATGCTGTATGAAAAAGGCACCGTCGTTAAGGGAGATACGTATTACCATCATTCCACTGCGTGCGACAATCTGTTTTTGCCGAAAAGCTATATTAAGCAGCTGGACAGCTTACGGCAATACGATCCCGATTTGTACCGGATCGCCCGCAAAGGACAGTTCGGCGTGAACGGCATCCGTGTATTTCCGCAATTTCAGGTCCTGGAGCACAACGAAGTAACAGAGCGGATTGCCGCCATCAGGCGCCCTCTGTTTCGGACGGGCATGGATTTCGGTTTTGAAGAGTCATACAATGCGGTCATCCGGCTTGCCGTCGATCCCGATCAAAAAGAGCTTTATATTTTCTGGGAGTATTACAAAAACAAAATGACCGATGACCAGACAGCTGAAGAGCTTCAGGAATTGGCGGATCAAAAAGAGCTGATCAAAGCGGATTCGGCCGAGCCGAAAAGCATCCAATATTTCCGCAGGCAGGGCTTTTGCATGGTCGCGGCCAAAAAATTTCCCGGCTCAAGGCTCCAGTATACGAAAAAGCTGAAACGGTTCAGACACATCTATTGCTCAGACAGCTGTGAAAATACGATCCGCGAATTGCAGAACTTAACATATGCGAAAAACAAAAACGGCGCTCTGTCGGAAGATGAGTTTTCAATTGATCCCCACACACTTTCAGCCATTTGGTACGCGCTGGATGATTATGACGCGGCGGATCTGAAAGAGTCATCGCAAAAACGGATGCGTCCGAATCGGGAAAGGAGGAGGTAAACGTTGCCCAACAATCAAAACGTTAGAGCCACCGTCATTAAATCAAAAATAGCCGCGCCGCAGGCAAGGCAGATGCACGAAGATCAATTTGCCGATCTGTACGGAGAAGATATCATTTCACCGCCCTATAATCTGATCGAACTGAAAACGATCGCTGAATATTCGACCATTCTTCAGCAGTGCATTGACGCATACCGGGTTAATATTACGGGTTTTGGATTCGATGTGGAATATACCTTTGACGTAAATAGTTCAGATTGCTCTCCGGGCAAAAAGGCGCGGGCCGAAAAAAACTGGATGAAGCTGGAGAGCTTTTACAAATGTCTTCATTTTGATGAATCGGCTGAGACGATCCTCGGATATGCGATAGAAGACCGTGAAAAAACAGGCAACGGTTTTCTCGAGGTGCTCCGGGACGGGCTGGGAAAACCGGCGGGGATTGAATATCTGGATGTAAAGCATATGCGGGTATGCGGTGTGACTGATCCTGTTGAGGTCACGTTCTCCTATGAAGAAAACGGCGCATCCAAAACGATTAAAAGGCAAAAACGGTTCCGTAAATATGTTCAGATGCTGAACGGACGGAAAGTGTTTTTCAAGGAATACGGTGATCCCCGCATGATGGACATGAGAACCGGAGAATACGTAAAAACCCTGCCTGAAAAGTTCAGGGCAAATGAAGCCGTTCACTTGAAAATCGGAAGCGGAACGTACGGTATTCCGCGCTGGGTCGGCAATATCGTCAACTTGTACGGCGCCCGGAAAGCGGAAGAACTGAATTTTATGTATTTCAAACAGGGCCGCCACGTGCCGGCCGCCATTACGGTTGAAAACGGCATGCTGTCAGAAGCATCGTACAAAGAGCTTCACGATTATATGAATGACCTTGAAGGGGTGGAAAACGCCCACAAATTTCTGCTGATTGAGGCGGAAGGCATTGCGAAGGAAAAAGACCTTCACGGAGGCGAAGACATTACGCCCGTGTCTGTGGAAATTAAATCACTTGCGGAAATTCTGCAGGAGGATGCGCTGTTTCTTGAATATGACGACAAAAGCAGAAATAAACTCCGCTCCGCGTTTCGTCTCCCGCCGCTTTATACAGGCGAGGCGCAGGAATACAACAAAGCCACAGCCGATACGGCACGCAAAATTACGGAGGAGCAGGTGTTTCAACCGGAGCGGAAAACGCTGATTAATAAGCTTAATACGCTATTTTTGCCTGAACTGGGGCTTCACGATGTACAGCTCACATTAAAAGGGCCTGATTTTCGCGATCCGCTTGAAATTGCAAAGGTGCTTACGCCATTTATCTCCGCCGGTGCCGTTTCTCCTAATGACCTCCGTGATCTGGCCGGAAGAGTGCTCGGCAAAACGCTTGAGGAATGGCCGGAAGAGTACTACAGCCGGCCGGTGCTGAAAGGGAAAAAAGAGCAATCCTGAAAGGGGGTGAAAACATCTCGTGCCGAGAGAATTAAGAAATGCCGTCATCAGTTTTGTGAGCTATGTCGATAAAGCGGCGAACCAAACGGAATTTTTTTTCACAAAAGCAGCCGGCCTTCCGTCATTTGAAAAAAAGGTGCAGGTGTTTACAAAAAGCGAACCCGATGAGCAGAAGCTTGTCTACGGCATCGTTTACGAGCCGAATGTCCCGGATGCCCATGGCGATTATATGACGGCCGAAGAGATTGAAAAGGCCGCTCACGGTTTTTTGGCGGACGCCCGCAACATTGATACAAATCATAATTTTGAAGGCGGAACCGGCGAGGTGGTGGAGTCGTACGTCGCCCCGGCTGACTTTGAAATCGGGAATGCTGTGATCCGGAAAGGATCTTGGGTGCTTGTCACCAAAGCCTCCGATGAAGTTTGGGATCAGATTAAAGCAGGTGTCATTACAGGCTACAGCATGGCGGGAACCGCTGATGTTTACGAGGAGCCGGCAGAAAAGCAAGCCGGCTTAATCGGCGCGGTCAAGCAATTTCTCGACCGTGACCGCAAATCAAGATACCGCAAGGGAGAGGACTTGAACAAGATGAGAAAAGATGATTTAAGAGAATCGATTGAACACGCGCTGCACCCGCTCTTAAAGCGGCTTGACAGTATGGAGCAAAATACGGAAGACAAAGACGGGGCGCCTGCACAGTCTGATGAAGAAAAGCTGAAAACGCTTGTCGAGGACATGCTGGCGCCGATTATTAAACGCATCGAAGCGCTTGAAAAAGCAAGAGGCGCTTCAAAGCAGCCGGAAGAAGAGACGGGCGGCCAAGAACCTGTTAAAAAATCCATTTGGAGCGGACTGCTTTAAGCCCAGTCAGAAGGAGGAACTGTTAGTGAGAAATCAAGATATCATCAGAAAGGCGGAAATGTCACTTTCCGCTTTAAAAAGCGGCGGTTTAATGAATCCCGCACAAGCTTCAGCATTTATCCGCATGGTGCAGAATACGCCGACCATTTTCAGCGAATCACGTGTGATTCAAATGGAAAACGACTCGCAGAAATTTGAAAAAATCGGTTTCGGCAAGCGTATTCTGCGTGCCGCTGAGGAAGGAAAAGCCTTAACGGACGACCAGCTGACCGTCCCGGCAACAAGTACGGTGCAGCTGAATACGAAAGAAGTCATTGCGGAAATTAACATCACCTATGACACGCTTGAAAACAACATTGAAAAAGACGGTCTGCAGCAGACAATCATGCAGATTTTAGCGGAGCGGGCGGCAGTCGATATTGAAGAGCTTGTCGTAAACGGCGATACATCTTCTTCTGATCCGTATTTGGCACAGCTTGACGGAATCCGTAAACAGACTGTGTCTCACGTCATCGACGGAAATGGGGAAGAACTGTCCAGAGCTACATTTAAAAAAGGTTTAAAAGCCATTCCGGCAAAATATTTACGCCTACCTCAGGAATTCAGATTCTACACGTCTCAAGGCATGGAGATTGAATGGAAAGACCGTGTGGCTGACCGTCAGACCAATCTGGGGGATCTTGCGGTGCAGGGCGGTTTATCCTCAGCATTCGGCGTTCCGGTCAAAGGGGTTTCCAATCTGCAGCCGTACTCAGTCGGAGAAGGTGATTCCCAGTACGATGCGTCTGACATCATTTTGACTCATCCGAAAAATATCATTCTCGGTTTTTCACGGAATATCAGAATTGAAGTAGATAAAGATATCCGCAGCCGCAAATTTATTATCGTACTGACGGCTAAACTTGACAGCAAATTTGAAGAAGAAGATGCAAGCGCCAAAATCGTAAACGTTAAAGAATAAGCCGGGGGTGGCAGTTATGTTAATTCAGCCGTCTGACGTTGTCTCATATTCAGTTTATGATGAAGTCAAAAACAGGCCGGAGACGCTGCTTATACAGGACATTCTGGAGGCGGAAGCGGAAGCGGCCAGAATGGCGGGGCACTCGTTCACTGATCCTGTTTACTCACCGCTTCCCGAGAAGGTTAAGCTTGCGTTATTAAAGCTTACTCAATATTTTGCGCTGATCAATCAGAATGAAGCCGCCGCTTCCGCCTATCAATCTGAAAAGATAGGCGACTATTCCTATACAGTGTCGGGTGAAGGCGGAATCCGAAAACCGGCGGTATACCATCTGCTCTGTGAATATATTGCGCCGGGCTATTCCCCGGTTTCTATAAGCGCTAAGGTGAGACCGTTATGAGCTATGAACGGCTGCTCACTGACAGATGCGATATTTATCATGAGACGGTGTCAGTTCCGAAGGCCGGGCGCTTCGGTATTCCCACTGAAAAGCTCCAGCCTGTTTTTACTTATCCGGACGTTCCCGACGCTGAAGACGTGCCGTGCCTGTTTGTTGAAAAACAGCAGCGGCTTATTCAGCTTGCGCCTGATCATAAAGTATATCAGCGGTTTCTCGTTCATTTTCCGAAAGAGGCTGCAGTGCGTGTTAATGACAAAATCATTTGGGAAGGACAGGCGTATATTCTGGAAATGCCGAAGAAAGCAAGACAGCACCATTGGGAGGCCATCGCTGTGAGAGATGACAGACTATGAGCATAAAGAGCCTGGAAAAATGGAATCGGTCGCTGCAAAAGGCATCATCCGGAGAATTTGCCCGTCAGGCTGGCCGATGGCTGGAACAATCAGGGGAGGATTTTCTCGACCTGGTACGGGAGGAGCTTATGCATTCGGGAGGGATTGATACAGAAAACCTGCTGTCTTCCTTCCGAAAAGGAGCGCAGGATCATGTATGGATCATTGAAAACGGGGGACTGACCCTTGAAATCGGCACCAATGTAGAGTATGCCTCATTCATAAATGACGGACATTGGACCGTCTCAGATGAAAATGTCAGATGGGTGCCCGGGTATTTTCAAGGCTCCCGGTTCATCTATGATCCGTCAGCTTCAACCGGAATGGCGCTCAAAAAACAGTGGATCAGCGGGAATGGGTTTTGGGACAAAGCCCTTCTTATGTATGAAACCATCTTCGCCGGTTCGCTGGACAAGCGCTTCAATCAGTGGCTCAACACGTTAGGGGGGAGATAACGGATGAATCGCGAGACCGGTTCAATCGCCGCTTATTTGTATCAGCAGTGCGGCGTGCCCGTATATGAAAATGAACTGCCTGAACAATTTCAGGTGCCGTCCCTTTACATCCCGCCCCCGTATGTTTTTGACGAGAATGACACAGTCTCCACCTTTAAGAAGACATACAGTCTGAATGTGAAGCTGTTTCATGCTGACTCGGTGCAGGCGCTCTCTGCAGCCGACCGGATTGCTGATGCGGTGAGAGAATCAAGACAGATCATTCCGCTGCTTACGGAATCAGGAGAGGATACGGGTGATTTCGTCCGCATCAGCCGTATCGAAACAAGAGTCGGAGACAAAGGCGAGGCAGTGATCACCATCCGCTGGACGAGCCGCTACTACTATCAGAAACAAACATCTCCCGCACTGCGGGATGTGGACATTAACAGCGGGGTGAAACAAAAGTGAAAGAACATAAAAAGAAAAATGCCGCAACAGCAGAACGAGCGATTCTTTTTGACACGGCGGACTTAACAAAGCACGCGAAGGAGCTTTTCGGCGTAAAACCTGAGATTCTCCAGGGGGCTTTATTCGGCGTGAAGCAGAAACAAATGACAAAAGCGCAAGCCCAGACTTACATTCAAGCATTTTTAACCAAGGAGGTCATGCAATAATGAACGGCGGAACATTTACGCAAGGAAAAGAAAAAGAACGTGCCGGGATCTATTTTAACTTTAAGACAACTGCCCAGGAGCGGGTCACAATCGGTGAACGGGGGATTGTCGCCCTTCCCGTCGCATCTAACTGGGGGGAAGCGAAAACATTCGTCTCTATTTCAAGCATTGAAGATTTGAATAAAAAAGTAGGGCTCAGCATTGAAGATCCGTCACTGATTCTGCTGCGCGAGGCGAAAAAGAAAGCAAAAACCGTTTTGATGTACCGTCTGACAGAGGGAATCAGAGCGAGCGCCGATCTTTCGCAAGGTGTAAAAGCAACCGCTTTGTACGGCGGTTCAAAAGGAAATGACATCATCATCCGCATCAGTGAGAACGTCCTTGACCAGACTGCTTTCGATGTGACCACATACATGGATGAAGCGGAAGTTGACAAACAAACGGTGAAAAAGGCCGAGGAGTTAAAAGCGAACGGCTATGTCACATTCACGGGAACGGGCGAGCTGTCGGCTTCCATCCCGCTGACAGGCACTGACGAAGAGTCCGGAGAAACGTTAAATCCGCAGGCAGGCATCCGTCTTGCGGGAGGAACTGATAAAGCGCCGGTCAACTCAGACTATACGGATTTTTTAGCTGCGGCTGAAACGGAGAATTTCGATGTCATCGCTCTTCCTGTCGCGGATAACGATCAGCTGAAAGCGACATTTGCCGCATTCATTAAACGCCTTCGCGATGCGCAGGGACAGAAAGTGCAAGGGGTGACTGCCCATTACAACGGAGATTACGAAGGTATCATCAATGTGACTGAGGGCGTCCTGCTTGAAGACGGAACCGAAATTAAAGCTGAAGATGCGACCGCGTGGGTGGCAGGTGCAAGTGCCGCCGCTGCATTTAACCAATCCTTAACTTTCGTTGAATACGAAGGCGCGGTTGATGTGCTGCATCGCCTGACTCATGATGAAGTAATCGAACGCCTTTCCAAAGGTGAATTCCTTTTCTCTTATGACGCCCGTGATAAGTCAGTCAGCGTAGAAAAAGATATCAACTCATTGGTGACATTTACGGCAGAGAAAAACAAAAAGTTCGCGAAAAATAAAATCGTCCGTGTGCTTGATGCGGTGAATAACGATTTGACACGTGAACTGAAAGCCTTAATTAAATCGAAAAAAGGCACCGGAAGCGATCTGCCAGCGACAAACGACGGCCTTCAATTCGTCAAAACGATGATTATTCAATATTTGACAACGCTTCAGGATGCGGGCGGCATCGCTAACTTTGATTCAGATAAAGACATTACAATCGGCCTTAATGAAGACCGCGACGGCTTTTTAATTGATCTCGCCGTGCAGCCTGTGGATGCGGCAGAAAAATTCTACTTTAATGTGGAGGTAAACTAAGATGGCATTAAAAGCGCAAAACACAATTTCAGGAAAAGAAGGCCGTTTATTTCTCGATGGAGAAGAGATGGCGCATATTAAAACCTTTGAAGCAAACGTAGAAAAAAACAAATCAGAAGTAAACATCATGGGACGCCGCATGACGGGGCATAAAACGACTGGCGCCAACGGAACGGGCACGGCGACGTTCTATAAAGTCACATCCAAATTCGCCGTGCTTATGATGGATTACGTGAAAAAAGGCAGCGACCCGTATTTTACGCTGCAAGCCGTTCTTGACGACAAATCATCAGGCCGCGGAACAGAACGCGTCACCCTGTATGACGTCAACTTTGATTCTGCAAAAATCGCCGGACTGGACGTAGACTCAGAGGCGCTTGAAGAAGAAGTGCCGTTTACCTTTGAAGATTTCGATGTGCCGGAAAAGCTTTCTGAAACGTTTTAATCAAAATCAGTATGAATGAAACAGGCCTTGTACAGGCCTGTTTTTTATAAAAAAAGAGTAAGGGAGTTTTCATCATGAGCGAAAAAAACGAACAAGTATATGATCTGTCATTCTTTATGCCGGGTAAAACAGTCGAGGCTGAGGAGATCCGCGTTCCGCTTTCAAAGCGTTTTGTCGATAAAAAAGGAAACATCGTGCCTTTTATTTTTAAAGCCATTACGACGGAACGCATTGATGAACTGGAAAAGGAAAGCACGACTTATAAAAATGTAAAAGGCAGAGGCCGCGTAAAAGACTTAGACAGCCAACGCTTTTATGCGCGGATCGCAGTTGAATCTACGATTTACCCTGATTTTCGGTCTAAGGAGCTCCGTGATGCATACAAAACGGCAGATCCGGTCGAAGTCGCAAAACGCGTTCTTTCCGTCGGCGGCGAATATGCAAATTGGCTGAATAAAGCGATTGAGATCAATGGTTTTGAAGATGAATTAGAAGATCTGGAGCAAGAAGCAAAAAACTGATAAAAGATGGGAATAAGGAAGCCGTGTATCTTTATTACGCGATGCACGAGCTTCATTATTCTCCATCAGAACTGAAAGAGTTATATGAAGCACCGAGGCATTTTAAGGCGCTGCTGTACGGTTTAATCGGTTACAAGCTGGACATTCTTGAAAAACAAGCGAAGAAAGGGGGAGCGACATCATGGCAAAGCTGACCGCCCGTTTTGAATTGGAAGATCGGGTTTCAAAGAAAATAAGGAAAATCCAAAATGGCTTCAGAGCGCTTGAGAAATACAGGAAAATGACAAAACGCCAAAGTGAAATTGATATACGCAAAGAGAGTAAATCTGTTTTAAGAACAATTGACCGCATTCAGCGCTCTATGAAAAGAAAGCTGGGCGCACAAACGATCTCTATTTCAGCTGAAGACGGAGCCAGTGCCGTCATTCAAAAGGTGCAAGCCCAATTAGCGGGTCTGCCTGCGTCTTTAACCATTAAAATAGGAGCAAAAGACAGCGCGACAGCGGCATTTGAGAGATTGCGGAATCTGGCTGCGGGTTTCAAAGGATTTACCGTTTCACTGTATGCGTCAGACGAAGTGACCCCTGCCATGGAACGCATCAAACGCTACATGCAATCTGCGTTAAAAAACGGGTACTCCGTCACTATACGCGTCATAGATCATGTCATGAAAACAGTCGGCCGAATTTCAGCGGGCATTGATTCGCTGACGGGAAAAAACAATGTCATTCAATTATCGTTAAACGAAAAGGTGACAGCACAGCTGGCTGCAATGCAAAAGAATATGCCGGAATTCGGAAAAGCTTCTGCATCTGCTGCTCCTGCTTCGCCGAAAACCGATTTTTCAATGCTTGATTCCGTTGCAGACACCTTCATGAAAAAAGTCAATGACATCGCATCCAAGTTCTATCCGGAAACGATTATCGCGGAACTGGACAAATTCGCCGCAAACTTTATGAAAAAGGCAGACGAAATTGCAAGCAAATTCAGTCCGGAAACGATTTTAACAGAGCTGGACAAGTTCACGACGTCATTCATGGGAAAAGTGGACGAAATCGCGAGCAAATTCAGTCCGGAAACGATTTTAACAGAGCTGGACAAGTTCACGACGTCATTCATGGGAAAAGTGGACGAAATCGCGAGCAAATTCAGTCCGGAAACGATTTTAGCGGAGCTGGACAAGTTCACGACATCATTCATGGGAAAAGTGGACGAGATCGCAAGCAAATTCAGCCCGGCAACGATTTTAGCGGAGCTGGATAAGTTTACGACATCATTCATGGGAAAAGTAGATGAAATCGCGAGCAAATTCAGCCCGGCAACGATTTTAGCGGAGCTGGATAAGTTTACGACATCATTCATGGGAAAAGTAGATGAAATCGCGAGCAAATTCAGCCCGGCAACGATTTTAGCGGAGCTGGATAAGTTTACGACATCATTCATGGGAAAAGTAGATGAAATCGCGAGCAAATTCAGCCCGGCAACGATTTTAGCGGAGCTGGATAAGTTCACGACGTCATTCATGGGAAAAGTAGACGAGATCGCAAGCAAATTCAGCCCGGCAACGATTTTAGCAGAGCTGGACAAGTTCACGACATCATTCATGGGAAAAGTGGATGAAATCGCAAGCAAATTCAGCCCAGAAACGATATTAGCAGAGCTGGACAAGTTCACGACATCATTCATGGGAAAAGTGGACGAGATCGCAAGCAAATTCAGCCCGGCAACAATTTTAGCAGAGCTGGATAAATTCGCTGATTCGTTTATGAAAAAGGTAGACGGAATCGTGAGTAAATTCAGTCCGGAAGCCATATTGAAAGAACTGGATAAATTCACTGATTCATTTATGAAAAAGATAGATGACGTTGTCAGCAAATTCAGTCCGGAAGCCATATTGAAAGAACTGGATAAATTCACTGATTCATTTATGAAAAAGGTAGATGACGTTGTCAGCAAATTTAGTCCGGAAGCCATATTGAAAGAGCTGGATCATTTTACTGATTCGTTTATGAAGAAAGTCGACGACGTTGTCGGTAAATTCAGTCCTGATAAGCTAATCGACCGCGCCGAACAATTTGTAAATGACACGATCGACCGAATTTCTGAGAAATTCGATTTTCTCAATCCGGATAAGATTCTGGAAAAAGTGGAGCAGTTTACATCCTCACTGTTCGGAGGCATTGATAAAAAGTTCGGCAAGTTCAGTCCTGATGCGATCATCGAAAAAGCTGAGGCATTTGTTGATAAAATTGTCGGCAAGATTGCAAAGAAATTTGAGAAATTCAGCCCGGACAAAATCATCGAAAAAGCCGGGGAATTAATAGAAAAAATATTCGCAGGCATCGCCGGAAAATTAGGCAAACTCAATATCGGCGGATTATTAGGCGGCGGCACGAAAAAAGAAAAGAGTAAGGGCGGCCTTTCTGCCGGCGGCTCCAACGGCCCGAAGCGTCCTGATCTGACAAAAGGTTCACAGCGCACGGCAACAGCGCCAAAATCTTCAGGAAAGTCAGCCAAAAAAACCGGCGGGGCTTTTGGGGGATGCTGCTGCTGTACCGGAGTGACAATGGGCAAAAGCAGTAAAGTCGAAGGGCGAAATAAATCTTCGAAAAAAGGCTCCTCTGTAAAGGAAAGCAAACAGGCATCTGTAAACACGCCGAAAACAAAAGGGGCAGGTAAAGGAATCGGCGCATTTTTGAAAGACTTGGGAGGTTCAAAGGCGCTGAAAGGCGGTATGAAAGGGTTGAAAGGTGCCGCTAAAGGAATTCCAGGCATAGGTGAATTGTTGTCACTTACTGATTTAGCCGGCATCAATAAAGATAATGCAGGGGAGAAAGTCGGCTCGGCGGGAGGCGGTCTTGCCGGCGCAGCGGCCGGCGCGGCAATAGGCAGCGTTGTTCCCGGAGTGGGCACATTAATTGGCGGCGCGGTAGGCGGCATCGCCGGCAGTTTAGGCGGTTCCAGCTTAGGAGAGGCCTTTGATTCAGGGACTCTGAAAGACACGTGGAATGATATTTCCGAAGCGGCACAAAGTGCTTGGACAACAATACAAGATACTTGGGGAAGCGTTTCATCATGGTTCATGGAGAATGTGTGGACGCCGGTTTCAACGGCAGTAGTCGGAGTGGCGACAAGCATTTGGTCAAATATCGTGAATGCGTGGACGACGATTCAAGGGATTTTCGGCACGGTGTCATCCTGGTTCATGGAGAATGTATGGACGCCGGTTTCAACGGCAGTAGTCGGAGTGGCGACAAGCATTTGGTCAAATATCGTGAATGCGTGGACGACGATTCAAGGTGTCTTCAGTACAGTATCCGGCTGGTTTATGAGCACTGTCTGGGAGCCCGTAAAATCGGCTGTAGTCGGAGTAGCGACGTCCATTTGGAGTAAGATCACAGGAGCTTGGGATAAAATTAAATCTGTTTTCAGTACGGTATCCGGCTGGTTCATGGATATAGTCTGGAACCCGGTGAAAAACATGGTGGAAAAAGTCGGAAAAGGAATATCAGACGCTTTCACGACTGCTTTAGATACTGTAAAGGATATATGGAAAGGGTTAAGCGGCTGGTTTGAGAAAAATATAAAAGAACCTCTTGTAAAAGTGGGAACAGCCATATCAGATGCTTTTTCTGCAGCATTCGACTGGGTGAAAAAGATTTGGGATAAAACCGGAGGCAAATTGATTTCAGGCGTAATGGACTTCGTCACAGGCGGTGGAGATAAAAAGAAAAAAACGGACAAAAACGCCACAGGCGGCTTCATTACAAAGCCGACCATTTCGTGGATCGGTGAAGCCGGTAAAGAATTTGTTATTCCCGTTGACAACAACCGCGGCCGAGGGAAAATGCTGCTTTCACAAGCTGCGTCTAAGCTCGGCATGCGTGTCGTCGACGATATGGGAGCGGCTTCGGCTCAGTCTTCCGCTGCACCGGCGGGAGCAGGCGGTGTTTCTTCTTCGGCGTCTGTATCGGCCGCTGCGTCTGTGGATGCTTCCGGATTTGCCGGGACGGCTTCATCACTCGGCAAACAGTTTACAGAAGGCTTTGACAGCGGGATCAGCAATAAAGCGGTGGATATGGACGGCTGGAAAGAGAAAAACATCGGCACGCCGTTTAACGCCCTCATTTCGTCTTCGCCCGATTACGGAAAGCAAGTCGTTGCGGGCTATGCGAAAGGTCAGAATACGTCACAGACGGGCACCGATTCGTTTTTAAAAACAAAGGTGAAAACACCTTATCAATCGGCGGTCAATCAATCGTCCTCCTGGGGCACCGCTACAGTTAAAGGATTTTCGGCCGGACAGAATGCAAAAGATACGGGAACCGCACAATACGTGAGCACACACATCAATAAACCGTTTGTGCAATCAAGAGATTCTGCGAACGGCTGGGGGTCAGGCCTGATCGGACACTTCGTATCAGGGATGAATGCGAAGGGAAGCGAAGTTAAACAGGCGGCCAAAGATTTGGCCAAAAAAGTCGAGGAAGCATTCAGGGAAGAGCTTGATATTCACTCTCCTTCCCGTGTCATGATGAGTCTCGGACGCTTTGCTTCAGTCGGCGTCGTCAAAGGGCTCAGCTCAGTTGACGTGAAAAAATACGCCGAAAAACAGGCAGGCTCGCTTGCAGCGGCCTTTTCCGGCATGGGTGCAGCGGGAGGAAGCGTCAAAGAGTGGCTATTAGCCGCAATGAAAGCGACCAATACTCCGATCAGCTGGCTTCCCGGATTAATGACGATCGCACAGAATGAATCAGGCGGCAACCCTAATTCCATTAACTTATGGGATAGCAATGCCAAAGCCGGCCACCCGTCACAAGGGTTAATGCAGACGATCCCAAGCACCTTTGAAGCTCATAAGGCGCCAGGAATGAATGATATCAGCAACCCAATTCACAACGCTGCTGCCGCTATCGGCTATATTAAAAGCAGATACGGCTCGATCAACAATGTGCCGGGGATTAAGAGTATGGCGCACGGCGGCCCATACGTCGGTTATGCCAACGGAGGTCTGATTACGAAGGAGCAGATCGCCCGTGTCGGCGAAGGGAACAAACGGGAGTGGATCATCCCTGAAGAACGGGGCATCCGCGGCCGTTATCTGCTTCAAAAAGCGGCTCAAGCGCTCGGCATGGAAGTGTCCGATCCGTCCCAGACGGAACCCGCGGCACTTTCAGCCGGCACGGTTTCCGCAGCCGTTAAAGGCGGCGGACAAACCGTGCAAAAAACGGGAACAAAAGAGATCAAAATCGAATTCAGCGGCGATCAGCATTTCCATAACGGACAGGACGCCGACAGCCTCGCTGCCAAAATCAAACAGGCGCTGATTGATGAACTGCAAAAAGACATTTATACCGGAGCAAAGGGGGCCGTTGCTTTTGACTAAATCTGTTTACGAATTTTGGCTGTCACAGGGGAAGGACAAGCTCCGGCTTCCCGTTCTCCCTGAAGCGATTGATATCGCAAACAGCGTGCAGAATGATTCCGTGAAAGTCACGGGTCTTGGAGAGGTGACGTTTATTGAAGAACCGGGAGCGAAAGAAATTTCGTTCTCTTCTTTTTTTCCGAAACGATACACCCCGATTGCCGAATATCAAAGCATCCCTTCGCCGGAAAAAGCCATTTCAGCTATTGAAACATGGATGAAAGCGAAAAAACCCGTTCAGTTTTTGATTACAGGAACAAAAATCAATGTTACATGCAGTATTGAAAGTTTCAATTACAGCGAAGGTGACAATGAAATCGGCGACCGGAATTTTGATATCGTACTGAAAGAATATAAAACTGCTTCGCCAAGAAAAATTAAACAAAAGAAAAAAACGAAAGCGAAGCGCCCATCCAAAGCTTCACCCAAAACATATACCGTCAAAAAAGGGGATACGCTTTGGGACATCGCCGGCAAGTTTTACGGAAACCACACGGAGTGGCGGAAAATCTGGAACGCGAATAAAACCGCCATGATTAAGCGCAGCAAACGGAATATCCGGCAGCCGGGGCATTGGATCTTCCCGGGGCAGAAGCTGAAGATACCGCAATGAAACGGGTGAGAAGATGATTGAACTATTTGTCATAAAAGAAACGGAGTGGCTCGAGCTTGTCACAGAAAGCGTAACGCTGGAAGGACACAGATATCAGGCGCCCCGCTCCATCGAAGCGACAATTGTCGTAAAGCAGGGCAGCCAGACGTATTACGGCGTATCAGAAGGGGATACGGTTTTGTTCAAATGGAACGGAAAAGAGCTGTTCCGCGGCATTGTCTTTGCAAGAACGCCGGATGAGCATACCGTCGCCTTCACCGCATACGATATGCTCCAATACCTTGTGAAAAACCAGGACGTTTATGTGTTTTCCAACAAGCGCGCCGATCAAATATTAAAAAGGATCGCCAGCGATTTTCAAATTCCCGTGACATCCATTGCCAACACAGGGCATACCATTAAATCACTCGTTTTCAAAAATGATACAAGCCTGTACGATATGATGTTAAAAGCGTTAAAACAGACAAAAAGCCAGACGGGCCGAAATTATCAGCTCTATTCAGAAAAAGGCAGACTCGGCTTGCGTGAATGGCCGGACCCGTCTGACATTTGGGTGCTGGAAACAGGAGTTAATATTACAGGGTATCAATACAACACCTCAATTGATGATACCGCAACCCGTGTCGTCATGCGGCTGCAAAAAGACAATAAAACCGTGAAGGCTTCCGCGTCAGACAGCGCGGGCATGAAAACATTCGGCGTTTTACAGTATACCGAAACGGTTTCTGACGACATTAACGAAGCCCAGCTGAAACAGCGCGCAAAAGTGAAGCAGGCTGAGAAAAAAGGCGTTAAGAAAGAGCTGAAAAATATACAGGCGATCGGTATTCCAGGGTTGGAAAGCGGATTGCCGGTCTATATCTCAATTCCGGAAATCGGGCTGAAGAAAACTTATTATGTAGATACGGACCGCCATGAATTCCAAGGAACAAAGCATACCATGACGATTGATGTCACGGAGAAAAACTCACTTCCGGAGGGGACATCCTGATGAGATTAAGCGATGCCATTAAACATTTAGCCGTCGGGGCGGTTGACGCCGAAGCGCCGGTGGAGCTGATGACGGCGGAAGTGACCTCGGTTTCGCCGCTCGAGCTGAAGCTGAAAGATCACGACAAACTTTTGATTCCGTCTGATGCACTCATTGTGCCGAAGCGGCTGAAATCCGGCGGAGATGATCAGCTTCAGGCAGGAGATCGGGTGATGACCGCCGCATTAACAGGAGGACAGTCCTTTTTTGTGCTGGATAAAATTTAACCGCATTCGATGAATGCCGGGAGTGTGACTTTGAAAATTCATCCGTCTGGACAGAAATGTAATTAAAGATATCAGCCTGTTAAAGCCGCTTCATTTTCTGAAGAGGGCTTTTTTACATGAACAAATCAAAAAGGAGCGGGTGCAATGGCCCTGACACCGGAAATCGAATTTGAAGATTTGGAGGATGCGAGTGAGGCCATTGAAACTTCACAAACCTACCGAATTGATTTTGAAAACAACCGGATTACCAATGAACTGATAAACGGACTGGACGCCATCAGACAATTCGTCTATATCGCTCTTCACACAGAACGGTATTCATATTCGGTTTTCAGCCATGATATCGGGAATGAACTGCAGGAAGTGCTTTCTGATCAGAGCACGACGGATGCTTATAAAAAAATGGAGATTCCAAGACTGATAGAAGAAGCCTTGCTGTATGATGACCGGATTTTGGCTGTTGCCAATTTTGAGATTGAGAAAAAAGATGATGCCTTCATCGTCTCTTTTACCGTTGAAGCGGATGAGGGCATGCTTGAGATAGAGGAGGTGCTGGGAGAGGATGTTTGAAGCTCAGACGTTTGACGGCATTATGGACAGAATGCTGGCGCGCATTACGGCGGATATTGATACGAGAGAAGGAAGCGTCATTTACAATGCGCTCGCGCCTGCGGCCGCTGAGCTCGCAAAGTCTTATATTTGGCTTGATACCGTGCTGGAGCTTGTTTTTTCCGATACGGCTCAAGGAGAATTTCTGGACAGGCGGGCTGCTGAAGCGGGAATTGAACGAACACCTGCCACAAAAGCGGTCAGAGCCGGAGAATTCACAGCGGGCATCACCATTCCGACAGGCTCCCGTTTTTTCGTCGACAACCTGTATTTTCAGTATACGGAGGATGGAACGCTCGAATGTGAAACGGCCGGAGAAGCGGGGAATGCCGGCATTACAGGCCAAAATCTGCTGCCGCTTGATACGATTCCCGGGCTTGAGAAAGCGGTCATGGGCGATATATTAATTCCCGGCCGTGAGGAAGAAGATGACAGCAGCTTAAGGACGCGATATTTTACCCGAGTCCGCCGGGAGGCAGTCAGCGCAAATAAACAGCATTATAAACAGTGGGCTGAAGAAGTGGACGGTGTCGGCAGAGCGAAAATCTTCCCGCTTTGGAACGGAGACGGAACGGTGAAAGTTGTCATCACAAATGCGAATTTGGAACCGGCATCAGATATTCTGATCAAGAAAGTAAAGGATTATATTGACCCGGATGAAGGCCAGGGAGAAGGCCAGGCGCCGATCGGAGCTGCCGTAACAGTGGAAAGCGCGGTATGGAAAGAGATCGAAATCTCCGCTTCCGTGCTGCCTGAACTGAACAGCTCGATCGATGACGTGAAAGCGGAGATTGAAAAAGGCATCCTGAATTTATTTAAGAAAATGGCCTTCGAAGAAAACACCGTCCGCTTATCACAAATTAACAACATCGTTTATAACGCGGCATCCGTCAGTGACTACGCAGATATCAAAATGAACGGTGCGGCGGAAAATCTTGTGCTCAGTGATGTGGAAATTCCTAAACTCAAAGGGGTGACAATCCTTGAGCAGACTCGATGAGATGACGGCATACCTCCCGCCGTTTTTAACTCAATTAAAAGAGATGGCGGAAATTCTTGAGGCGGAAGCTCCCGAGTTTGAGCGGCAGAATAACGATATTTTCGATTTGACAGACCAGCTTTTTATTACGACGGCGACGTGGGGGCTTGACCGCTGGGAAAAAATATTAAAAATACCGCGGGAGTCAGGTGACACAGAAGACATGAGACGGCTCAGGCTGATCTCGAAGATGTCGAATATTCCGCCCATCACCCATCAAGCGATCGAACAGGCGCTAAACCGTTTTTTAAAACATCCGTCAGCTTACGTTCGGATGTTTCCGGGGGAATATCGTTTTTATGCCGATATGGAGCTTGATGACCTGCAGCACATGAACGACCTGATTGAAACGCTTGAAAAAATCAAACCCGCTCATTTGGCGTATACACTGAGAGCTGCATTAAACGAAACACTGGAAATCAAAGACCGGGTCATTCTCAACAATCGGAGATACCGAAAGGTCAGTGAACTGAAGATCGGTTATTCCGTCACACTCAACAATAACGAGGTGGTCTTACCATGATATCAGCCGCTTACAGACAGCGTGCCGCAGCCGATTTGAAAAACAGGATCACAAAAGTGCTGTTAAACGGCAAAGAAACACCGATTGCGGACATTTCTGTAAAAGATGCCGCAGTCACCGTTCTCACACGCAGGGAAGAAGACATTAAACATATTGAAACCGTGCAGATGCTTGACGAAACAGGGAGCATCATCACAGAACGAAAAACAAATTTGGACCTCAGCAATAACAGAACGCTTGATTTAAGATTTACTTTTGAGGTGGTGTAACGATGGCTTACGAAGAAAAAACAGACTGGCTTCCAGACGACCCGATTAACGAAGATGACGTCAATCGCTGGGAAAAAGGCATAAAAGACGCACACACGGATCTGGCGGCCCATAAAAATGACATGAACAACCCGCACAAAACGACAAAGGCCCAAATCGGCCTCGGAAACGTGGATAATGTCCAGCAGGCAGCAAAAAAAGATTTCGACCAGCACAATCAAGATCAGAACCGGCATGTGACGATAGCTGATAAGGATAAATGGGATGCAGGACAGCTGTTTAAATTAACAGAAGATAATGGGCTGGCAAAGTATCGAAGCGGTGCTGACTTCAATACGGTAACGGATACAGGTTTATATTATATGAGCAGTGTCACGACCGCATTAAACGCGCCAGTGAATAATAACGGGTATTTGTTTGTTCACAACTACGGAACGTATGCATATCAGGAATATACGTCCTATAGCAGCAGCGACTCAACGTCGTCAGGCCGCCGAAAGTTTATGCGTAATAAAGTCTCAGGCTCGGATTCTTGGACGTCATGGCGTGAGTTGGAGTCAGTGGAAGGATCGCAAGCAAAAGTCGATGTTCACGCAAATAAAAAAGATATTCACGTAACCAAAAATGATAAAGACAAATGGGACGGCGCACAGCTGTCTAAAATCACAAATGATGTTGGAGGTGTAGCTTTTGCGGTGAACGAAGGCGAAGATATGCTTCAGGCAATCATCAATAGAGGCAGAGGTATGGGCACCTTTTATGCAAATGGAAAAGCAGTAAATTCTCCTTCTGCCGCCTCTACAAGAGGGTTTTACCAGATGACTTCTCAAACGGAGGACGGAAAGGGCCAGTACGGTTGGGTCTATGCGATGGACTACAGAAATAATGTCTTTACGAACTATTGGGATGGTAACACTGTTGGTTGGCAGGGGTGGAAAAAGCTCGAAACGGAAACAGCATCACAAGAAAAAGCTGATAAGGCTCTATCAGATGCAAAGGCTTTTGTTCAAGCAAACTTTACAAACCAAGCACTCATAATTCTTACAGGAACGGATGCAATTCAAGATGCACGAATAAGCGGAGAATCCTATCCTATAGGACTTACTTTCATTGATATTGGTCAAGGGAACACAACCGGTTACCCCTTACAATTCGGATTTGTAAAAAATGAAAAGTATAGCAACTATCGCTTTACACAGTATTTTTACGGAACCAATAATGATTCGAGAAATTATGCTAACAGTCCAGAGGTTTGGATAAGGAAGTGGCAGGATACAGGCTGGACAAAATGGGAGAAAATTTCGGGTTTTGCTCATGCGAATGTTAGTGTATCTGGTGTTCAATATTTAAAGCAGATTGATCATACCAAGATTGCTTTTAATCGAAAAATAAAAGACAGTCACGATGCTTTTGACACTAAAAACAATCGATTTGTCGCCCCGAATGATGGAATGTACTTAGTGACTGTCGGTCTTTATATGATCAATTATGCTTTTTATACCAATTTTCATTTGAAACTGTATCGTAACGGAAAAGAGTACAAAACACTAGATCATTATAGAGGATATTTTGATAATGGCAAAGAAATGAATGTAGGGTTAAACGGAACAGCAACTGTCCCAATGAACAAGGGCGATTATGTGGAAATTTTCTGCTACTGTAATTATGGCGGAGATGAAACTATCAAAAGGGGTATCACTGATAAAAATGGAGTTTACAACTTTTTTGATATTCAAGAGATTGGCGGTTTGAACTACCCTGATGTGTAAGGAGGTCAAATATGAATATAGGTGAAGCAATTCTTTATAAATATCCCGATGCTGATCCAGCTAAGGATTTTATTATCCAAAATGACGGGAACGGTACTTCGTCATATATAGCTCAATGGAACCTCAACGCTCCCATACCTACTAAAGAACAGCTTGAGGCGTGGTGGGGGGAACTGCAAAAAAATCCGCCATATGAGCCGCCTGATCAAATAGAAATGCTTGCACAGGAGCTGTCAAAGGAAAAACTTGCGCGCAAGCAGCTGGAAGAGCTGAACGGAAAGCTCGGAAATGCACTGTCAGACGTTAAGCTTACACTTTTATCATTGAAAGGAGAAAACGCATAATGAATTTTTGGGTGCTGGCGCTTCATTATCAGTGGGCGACGACAGATATGGTTAAACAAGCTTTGGATTATAAAGACTGTTCGATAGAAGATCTGCAAGAAGGGGTTCGTCAGTCTCTGATATCGTCCGATCAATATGAGGAGATCACAGGTAAAGCCATGTAAGGCTTTTTTATTTTGGTCTTTTTTGAAATAAACAGAAAAAGGAGGATGATGATCGTGAAATATCAATATGAGTTTCCGACAGACCGGAGCGGAAAAGCAGGTGCTGTAAAGCCTTACAGAGGAGAAAAAACAGATTTTGTAACACCTGTATCCCATTTATCGGGCGTGGCCGAGCTGTTAACTAACTCGGTTCTGAAAGCGACAGAGGTCTACAATCAATACGGACAGGATCGCCTTGGTGCAGTGCTTATTTCTAAAGTAAAAGGATTTGCCTATGCTGATCGCGGAGGCACGCTGTTTATTGAAGAAAGTGACAATAACTTTTCATGGTCAACCACTGCAGCAATTGAGGTTGCTCCGGGTGAGCTTTCTGCGTCTGAATGGGTGTATCTAACTAAAAGGTATTATCGTTTCCGATATGTGAACGGGAATTTGCAGCAATCTGAATTTGTCCTTTATCAATCACTTGGTGCGGGAGAAATCGATATTCAATTACAAAAAACAAAGCCCTTACCTGTAGACATTAATCAAAGTCAGAGCGACTTTGTTTTTCATCATCAGACCGAAAGCGCCGCCGAAGGAGCTGTTTTTTCTGTGAATAAGGAGAAAAAACTTCTCGTCGAAATCACCGGCACGGCTGAGTCGGGCCATGTCGCGTTTTGGGGAAGGTCTATCTCGGGGAAAAATGTGCCGATCAGGGGAATCAGATCTGACGACGGAACCTCAGCCGCCGGCACGTCAGGCACAGGAGAAGTGTGGCTATTTGATATTGCCGGCTTTAAAGAAATCGTCTTGGAAATCAAGAGCATTTCCGGCGGCAGCCTGTCTGTCAAAGGCACGGCATTTTCTTAAGAATGAAGCTTCCGAAGGGAGGTGAGAACAATGTAAGAGGGGGGAGCAGAAGTGCTTCTGGATGAACAAGCGGTGCAAAAAGAATTCGCAGGCATCAAAGGTGAACAAAAGGTGCTTGAACAGCGGGTGGCCGCATTAGAGCGGGTATCCGACCGGCAGGATCAGCAAATCATGACGCTGAATGAAAAACTGAACAAAATTGACGAAAACACAACATGGATTAAGCGGACCATTACAGGAGCGATCGTGACAGCAATCTGCACGGGCGTCATTGGCGGAGCCATCGCCATCATGTACAATCTGCTGCAAAAGTAAGGGGGAAACCGATATGAAATTCGCGGACAAAGGCACGGTCGTCAGGACGGTGCTTCTTTTGCTTGCTTTATTAAACCAGACTTTGCTGATGTTCGGCAAATCGCCGCTTGATATTCAGGAGGACCAGGTCAGCCAGCTTGCAGATACACTGTATGCCGCCGGATCGGCCGTTTTTACGATCGTAACGACAGCCGCAGCCTGGTTTAAAAACAATTACGTCACTGCAAAAGGGAAAAAACAGCAGGCTTTATTAAAAATAAACAATTTATCGAAATAGGAGAGATGAGAACATGGTAAAAATCACACAGGATTTTATCCCGGCAGGAAACAATAACCGCCCCGGCTATGCAATGACACCGATTTACATTACGGTGCACAATACGGCCAATACCGCAGCCGGCGCTAACGCCAAAAGTCACGCAAACTATGTGAAAAACCCCGATACGCCGACAAGCTGGCATTTCACAGTCGATGATACGGAAATTTATCAGCATCTTCCGCTCAACGAAAACGGCTGGCATGCCGGAGACGGAAACGGGGATGGCAACCGCAAATCTATCGGTATTGAAATTTGTGAAAACGCCGACGGCAACTTTTCAAAGGCCGTGGCAAACGCCCAATGGCTCATCCGCACATTAATGACGTCGCATGGCATCCCGCTTTCAAATGTCGTTGCGCACAAACATTGGTCAGGAAAACTTTGTCCGAGAAGACTGTTGGATACATGGGACGAGTTTAAAGCGGGTATCGGTTCTGAGGAAAGACAGACGTATACTGTTCAAAAAGGAGATACGCTGTCGGCCATCGCGCGAAAATTCGGCGTCAGTGTGGCTGATCTTCAGAAATGGAATAACATCGCAGACCCGAACCTGATTAAAGTCGGACAAGTGCTGTTTGTCAGCCCGCCGGTTGAAGCACTGTATCCTCTTCCTGATGAGGTGATTCAGCTGACAGAGCCGTACACGTCCGGTGAAAAAGTATACCAGGTGCAAAACGCGCTCGCCGCGCTTTATTTTTACCCTGAAAAAGGAGCTGTCAATAACGGTATTGACGGCATCTACGGACCGAAAACCGCAAATGCCGTGGCCCGATTCCAATCTGTAAACGGACTGCCGTCTGACGGCATCTACGGTCCCGCTGTAAAAGCGAAAATTCTGATGCAGCTTTAAAAAATAAAAGGCTGGGTCCCGATCACATTACGGGATTCAGCCTTTCTTCTTTTTTAATCGGTTCAATAGCCCGAGACTCCTCGCCCGCATCCTCAGCGAATAAGCGGAAAGCCCGAACCGTCCGTAATCCACAAACTTTACGCGCCTTACAATTTTCTTCACATCATCACCTGTCGCATCTCTTTGTTGATTTTATTATATGAAATATAAGGAAAAAAGGAATAAGGACAAGAGCCGTGTCTCCTGTCCTTAGTGTAATCAAGCTTTTTTTTGTTTATACTTGTCAATCAGCCGTTCGTTTTCTTTGAAAATTCTGGCAGTATGAGGGCTGACCTGGTAACTTGCGATACTTGTCATTGAGCGTTTTTTAAACATTTTGAACGGTTTCGCTCTTTGTTCTGGCTGCCCGTTTTGAAATGCCTGCTCCAT